ACATAGCCTTAGCATCATAACAGAAGTTGCACTGTGTTCTACCTAAGACTACCCAACTCATGTCAAGTCCACAATCTCACAAGAGTCACCTGAGCAAGCCATAGTCTGACTACCTGAAGTGTTGTCCTCTTTCTCGTAGTCAGCAAGAGAAGTCCAGTCGATAGCCTCGGGCATAAGTGACAACAGTTGTTCGTACTCAGACTTACCACAGTCTTGGTAGGGTGCCTGTTGGTACGTATGGTCAGAGTGAGGTAAGAAAGAAACACCACTCATCTCATCAAAGTGTTTGTACACGAAGGCACCTACGTCCACCCACTCAGCATCCTTAACGGAGATCGTAACGGATGGCTTATGTTCGCACCAGTGGCGTTGGTAGGTCAACCAGGTCTCCAGTTGTTCTATTGCTGTTGTGTCATTACGTGTGACAGCATTATCAGGAGACTTCATAGGGAAGCTAAACACTGTAGTCTGGTCTGGCTTCATGACACATGGCTCACTAGGAATACCTTGGTCAATCATGAATTGTGTCAAGGGGTCTTTGTTGTCTCCTCGAACGGTTCTGATGTAGTAGTTATTGTGTCGGGCGTGTATCCCAGAGGCTGAGTCAACGAGTTGGCTGACTGTTCCCGATGGCTTAACACAGCTAATAGCAGCAGCAACAGGAATGCCAAGAAGGCCAGCCCACTCAGCGTTAGTTTCGATTGCAATTTCACGTAACTTCTCCAATGTTTTATCTAAGCCAGCATTCTTACTGGTCATTAACGGATTGTCCATAATGCCTGTAAGGCTCACCCCTAGCAGACGTTCAGCTTCTGTGTTGGTAGTCCAGATCTTACGAAGGTAAGGCATCTTGGTATAGGTGGACTGGATCGTACCTAGTATTGTAGCCAACTTAACCTTATGGGCTAGGTTGTCAAAGTTATCTGTAGCTCTAACAACAACCTCTGTTAGATTACAGAATTGGTTAGGACGTAGGATGATCTCACTGCAAGGATTGGTCCCGAACTCATAGTTAGGATCACGGCGTCCATTCTTCTCCGCTTGTTTCTTTGAGGCCTGGCGGTTAAAGATACCCCGTTCACCTGAGCCTGACTCAACCAAGGCTGTCCACTCACGCATAAATGACATAGCATCTGGCTTCTCCGTATATGACACAGAGTTGTTAGCCAAAGCACGTTGGGGATTGTTCTCCCACCATGAGCCAGACTTAGCATGACGCATACGGTCATCCGAAAGGTTGCTCAGGGAGATCATAGCACTACGTCTTACACCACCAACTACAACTACCTCACCGATCTTACACATTAAGTCGTGGCATTCTACAGATGACAGCTTACGTCCCTCTGCTGCACGGAATGTATTGACAGCAAAGTTAAACAAGTCTATCAATGGTGCTGGTCCTGACGCACGTCCACCGAATGTCTTAAGACGGGCACCGGCAGGACGCACCTTAGATACATCCCACTTAGGGATCTCACCACTGTAGAGGAGTGCAATAACTTGACGGAGAGCCTTAGCCCAACCTTCTTTACTGTCCTTAACGACAATGACAGACTCACTCTCGAAGAGCTGAGGCACTTCTGGGAGCTTGCTGATGAATTGGCGCTCGACGGAGAACCCGACACCAGTGCCACACAAGAGGATAAACATAGCCTCATCGAAGGCCTTAAGGTCATCTACGGGTAGATACGAACAGTTGTACATACAAGTGTTGTCACGACTAGCAGCTGGCCCTGCTGTCATAAGTGAACGCATGGATGGCATGACACTAAGGTTAAGGATAGCTTCCTCTAGCTGGTCAATGTAAGTGTTGTCACCAACAACAGGACGTACCACGTTGTCCATGTAACGAGATACAGTCTCACCCCAGTTCTCACGGCGTCCTTCTTTGTCCAACCAACGTGCATACCGTGAGGTAGCAATAAAGGTCTGGTAGTCTGTCGGTAGTAGGTTGCTGCTCATTTACCTCGTCCTCGCATTGTTTTATCTTCTTCTAGCCAGACCATACGGTCAATGTCTTGCCTACTCATGCCAATGTCTTTTAGTTCTCTATCGGATAATTGGTTTAAGATCTTGACTGCTGCTCTATGCTCTGACCACATAATACAGTACCGCATGAACCTCACAAATATATTATTTACCCATCTCTGTTTCATCTGTTGTCCCCCGAGCCTTTAATGACACCACGAGTATACCTGTCATTCAGTTTGTCCATGTTAGCCTCCAGTACCTCAGGTAGGTTACTGTAGAAGTAGTTAGCCAAGGCAGTTGCGTAGAACACAACATCACCCAACTCTTTGATGATCTCCTTCTGGTTGATCTTGGTGTTGTCTCTACGATACTTCTTAATCTTCTCAGCTACCTCACCCGCCTCGCCAACCAAACCTAAGATGTTCTCGACAAGTCTGTTATCTCCCTCAGTTACGATCTTACCCTCTACCCAGTAAGAGTATTCCATAGGTGTGACATTGACAATGCTAAAAGCCTCGATGTCTTCTGCTGTAATCATTCTTCTATCCTTTTCCATTCAGCCATTTCTGCGTCTAAGTTGAAGTAGTCGTCTAAGTCTATAAGACCTTCGTCTACTAGGTATTCTATGATAAGTCTTTCTGAGATCTCGTTCTGTTCTAACAGCAATTCTAAGCCGTAGTTTTCGACAAGAGCACGAAGTTTACTATCTAAGTCAAACATTGTCAAGCACCATTAGTTTGCCCCTAGATTATATTCTAGGATGATTGGCTCTATGGTTGTACTTAAGTGCTTAATCATTTCATAGGCACTGTCAAAGTCATCCATAAGTATCTCGTCTTCCTCCATGGTCCCATCCTCGTGTTCAACTAAACAGATGTTATAGTAGCAGTTCTCTTCGTCTAAGAAGTAAGGACCACTTGTTACCCTGTGTATCTTTAAGATCATTTCTTCTTTTCCTTTACCCACTCAACAGGTATATACTCTTGTGCATACAAGAACCCATGTTTGTCACACCAATCAGCATAAGATGTCTTAGAACCTTTCCTGATCTTGGCCTTAGGATTACTGAAAACAAACCGAATGTCAAGCTCTGGATACTGTTTTTTGACAAGTAAATGTTTCTTTCTATCTGACGGAAGAAACCTACCCTTTGTCTCAATGTAGATCCCATTAGGTAACTGGAAGTCTGGTGTGTAGTGACGCACCTCTGACACAGCGTAAGGTATTCTCGTCTTCTCATACTTGAATTTAACCCTACGAAGAGTTAGCCAAGCAGCTGTCCTTTTCTCTAAGCCTGATCTAAAACGCATTTAGGTGGCTCCCATAGTTGTCCTTCGTAACGACGAAGCCATAGTAACCTGGCGTTCTCAATGACACGATCCTCTTCACCACCGTATGCACGTAAGCACTCTTCGTACATCTCTTCGTCAGTAACAGAATCAGCTAATAACTTTTCTGCCTTCTTGGGGCCAATACCATAGAGACCTATGATGTTATCTGCTTTATCACCCGTAAGGATCTGCGTGTAGAAGAACTTAGCACCCTCACGTTCTGACATTGTAGTAAAGGTTTTCTTATTAGGGTTGTAATGGTGACAAGGGATCTGCAACATATCTTTGTCAATGGATATGATGGTGGCGTTAGGACCATACGCAGTAGCCCAAATTCCTAGTAGATCGTCAGCCTCTTCCCCCTTAGACACAATGGCTGACCAGTTGTCAATCATGTGTTGACGAATAGCCTGTAGGTGTGCTGGTTTCTCTACACCCTTACGGTTACCTTTGTACTCATGGGATACAGCTATGTCATAACGGAAGTTACCCTTACCTGTAAGGAAGATCTGATAGTTATTCTCAGACACCTCCCACATTACTTCGTTAAGAGCATCATCCAAAACAGAATCAACCTTAGCCAGGGCTTCCTCCTCAGACTCATCCTCACAAGAGAAGGCTGCTCTGTAAGCAAAAGGATCACCGTCTACTAGGACTTGCTTGTTCACAACTTATCCTCTCCATTAAGTTGATTGATCCGCATCTCTGCGTAACGGATAACTTTTTCTAGGTCAACGATCTCACTAGCATCCTTAGTCTTACCATCGTACAACTTAAACCCAGCACGACTAGCATACTTGACAATATTCCCACGCCAGAACTCAAAGTCATTTAGCATGATGTATGTGATAGGTTCTATCTCCCAACGGGCATAGTGTTCAGGCTCATTCACGATGTCTGCTGTGTGTTCTGACATTACCTTCTCCTTAAAGTTCTCTTCTTCCTCTAACAACTTCTTCCACTCACTGTTTATCATCACTCTTCCTCCAGACAGAAGCCACACCATGTATCCTTACTTGCATTACCACAGCTTACACACTTGCGCCACTTGTTCTTCTCTTCACGCTCCAAGGATGCCTTACGTTCTTCTGGTGTCATAGGTCTGATGACACTAAAGTCTGCCTCTAAGGGCCAGTCATTGTCTGTCACGTAGTACCTCCTCATACTTGAAGAACAACTGCTCAAACTTCCACTGGTATAGCTGCTGCATACCCATCAGGGTGTTCATCATTTCGTCTGGGGTAGGCTCACGCTCACCATCACCTATCTGTCTGAAGATAACCTGAAGGTCATCGCATACATGCCAGCAGTCCATAATCATAGGCTCTAAGTCGTATAGTTTAGCCATCCTCACTCTCCCAGTGTAGGCCAGTTTTAATTAACGACACAAAGCCCACGTTAAATATGGCTGCAAATGTCTCTGGGCCACACTCTACCTGCAACGTAGCACTGCCATCCTCATGCTCAGTTATTTCAGTTATCTTTACTTCACTCATCGTCATCCTCCGTTAGTGCATCCCAAGACACAGGGAACAACTCAATCATCTTGTGGTCAATCTGTCGTGCTACCTCTCGTGTCTCCGCCTGTGTGTCGGGCTTACAACGCAGGTTACACATATCAGCGAAGGCATCTAGGCTACCTGACCAGTACCACTCAGTCATAGTAGACTGTGGCAGCACCATCCGTGCTTGCTCTGGGGCTACACCTGCATCTAGTAAGGCATTGTACGCACAGAGTGCCTCATGTGGGCTGTCCGATACTATAGTATCATCTAGTGTTCCAAGTTTAACCTCACCCTCAGAACCCTGCTTCTTGTCAGCACTGCGCCCACGCCACACGTCAGGTACATAGAACTCAGGCTCATCATCAACGTAACGGCGGCTGATCTCGTTCCAGCGCAGGAACTTATGCTTAACTAGCTGACGTGCTACAAAGATAGGAGCCTTGACGTGGAAGGATGCGAAGCAATGACCAAACGGGCTGATGTGCTTGTGCTTGGCGAGGTAACGGATCAGCTTATCATCCTTAGCTTTGAGCTTTGGTGGCCCCCACGGATCGTCTTCCATCTCGGATGTCTTACCGAATGACACACGGGCTGCGTTAGCTACAGTCAAGTCATTACCCATGTGGTCAATGTACGTTGCTTTAATCATCTGTCCATCCTTAAGTGGTTAAAGGTGGGACAATTAAGCCCCACCCTTTGTTTATCTACCAGCGGTCTTCAGCCTCAGCTAATTCTTGGTAGGGTACGTGTTCGATAACACCAACCTTCTCTAATCGTACCGCTGCTCTTTCACCCTCACCGTAGATAGAGATCTTTACCTTAGCCTTGGTGCCATGACCTAAGTTTCCATCAACGATGTTATCCCACTTCTGGTTGGTCACGCCATGAGTAACTGTTGGTGCACCACCAAAGTCTTCAATACCTGAAGGGTGTACATTAGGACGCTTAAGTTTAACACCCATGCGGTTATCAGCTATTGCGATAGGCTTGACCATCTGGTGACCCAGGGAAACCTCAGGGAATCCCATCGCAATTAAACGATTCAATTCTTCACTGTCCTTAGGTACGAACATGGTGCTGTACTGACCTTGTATACGTTCGTGGTACTCAGAAGTGTCCATGGTATCTTCGAACAAACGAGGATAAAACAATTCACCTTCGAATACACCGAACTTAGTTTTCTTCTTAGCTGCCATTGAGGTATCTCCTTTTACTGGCGTTTGGTATTGTTGTTAGCTATATAAACTATTGCCTGCATTGTCAAGACAAAAATTATGGGTGATCCGGCAACAATATAAGGGAGCATTAGTGTGTGTCCTTCCAATTCTTACCGATGTCAGTTGACCCAGCTAGAGGACACATCATACCGAATTTAACTCCTGTGTCAACAATAGATTGACGTTGTAGTGAACCTAATTGTTCTGCTTCTTCCATGCCACCACGGATCTCTGTCTGCCACTCATCGTGAGGCCAGGTGACCAGCTTGAAGTCTAGGTTCTGCTGCTTTGCCTCACGCACCCACTGTAGGGCTGCATGTTTCATGATGACAGACTCACCATTCTGTAGCATACCAGCCAAGGCTTTGTGCTCGGAGGGAACCTTGACCTTACGCCCATCTAAACCTTTGAAGTAACCACGTCCAGCAACGTAAGGTATAATCTTCTTCTTCAGCTCAGACAATCCTTGGATAGATTCCATGAAATTATCTACTGCTTGTGTTGCTTCCTTACGGTTTACCTTTAGGATCTGAGAGATCTTTTCGTTACCTGCTCCTAGCAGGAAGGCGTAGATGAATGTCTTAGCCATGTCTCTCGTGATGTGTGACATACCCAAGGCCTTGCGGTTTAAGTTGTGGATGTCTGTCTCATTCTCCTTACGGCCTGACACAATAGCGTGTACATATTCTTCTGACTTCATGAGGTGCGCAAGTACTCGTAGCTGGATACCTTCTGCGTCAGTACCCACCAACAAACAACCATCAGGCGTTGTCCATAGGCTGCGGAACCTACCATCGTACCTGTGCTTCACCTCCTCAACGGCAGACTTAGGTGTGCCATGGAACTCCGATGGGATGTTGGCTTGGTTAGGTGCTCGGTGTGCCATACGTCCTGTCCATGCACCGATGTGTGCAAACCTACCATGAATACGGTGATCGTCCTTAACGTGGCCTAGCCACTCCACCAGGGAGCTTCTGCGTCCCTCCAAAGTCAACCACTCAGCTAACCTCTTGCCTCCCTCAGGGGCTGAGTCTGGTAGTGTGTTAAGGTTTGCTTCGGATAGTGTCCACCCGTACTTAGCAAACTTATCTCCTCTCATAGCATTGTCTTGCATATTCTAATCCTTCTTGTATCGTTATCTTTATTTCAAGGTCTACACTAGCCTTCTTAGATAGGTTGTCAGTGGCTGGTATCACCTGTAGGTTACCTGACCAGTGAGGACCACCGTCAGACAATGGCCACATGTGATCGACGTGATGCTGAATGCCTGTCACCTTTGTCATTAGGCTACGTAGCTTGTATGTGTCTACCCTTCTCTTCTTTTCTACCTCACAATCAAGTATGAACTCAGGTGTGTTAGATTTTTTTAGTGCAACTCTTTTAACGTTTGCTTCATTGTAATATTCCCTATTAGTTTGATAGTATTCTTTGAAGTATTCCCTGTTAGCTTCCCTGTTAGCTTCCTTGTTAGCTTTTCGGTAAGCTTTGCGATAATCTGCTATAGCTTCCTTGTTAGCTTTTCGGTAAGCTTTGTTATAATCTGCCATAGCTTCCTTGTTATCTTGACAGTAAGCTTTATTACAAACTTTACATTCTGTTTGATGACCATCCCTTTTTGACCTATTTTTACTGAAATAATCAAGAGGCTTAACCTCACCACACTTAGAGCAAGACTTACTTTCTTGATGACCAAACAGTTCTAGTTGCATCCCTTTCATACTGTATGTGTCCTTTCGTTTTCTCATATGGTGTCCACCCTGCTTCCCAAAGTCTTTCTATACGCATCTTAGGGGAGGCAGGATTAAACTCTATGTAGTCATAGCAGACTAGCTCAGGTGGTTGAGCTGCCCAGTCTACTACTGTCTTCTCGTACTGCTCGTGTGCCTTGGTTACGTTAGAGAAAAGAGAACCATCAGCCTTACGCCTATACTTTATACGGTTTACCTCTTGTAGTTGGGGAGGGAAGTCCTCTTGGAAGGCATCGGTTAGCTCTAGCATCCTTAACTCTATCTCATCAAGCAATGTCTCTGCTTGGTTCTGATCGAAGTAGAAGCCATTGTCTGTCATCTCTTCACATAGCATCTGGATCTCATGTTCACACCTGATGGCCTCATCCCACGTAGGATCATTG